TTCCTAATATCTCCACAACAACCACTTCGAGGACTGGAAGCGTTCCAACGGCAAGCCTGCCATTTGGCGGCGCATCAATCATTCCACCATCAAGCGGTTCGGCTAACGTAACACCTTCAACGCCTACAACCACAGTTACAACGCCAGTCACAACCGCTCCCAGAGTTGCGGCCTCAACGCCAAGCGTTCCAGTCGGATCAGCCGCACCTATCACAGTTTCCTCTGGCGGATTCTCAAGATTGGCAGATGCTCAAGGAATCGCCCCTGTAACCATTAACGTCAATGCCCCCAGCGCAATTGATGAAGAAGGTTTTACTCGAGCAGTTGTCTCAGCTCTCAACAATTCAAACTCTCGCGGAACTGGTGGCGGAAGCCAGTTGTTTGGAATTAGACAAGAGTTATGACAGCTTGGACGCCCGAGTATCGCGTTTTAATTAACGGCACAGATGCCACAGATTTAACCCTTGTCGGCTTTACCGCTACTTCTGGCCGCACCGACGTTAATACCCAAGCCCAAGCCGGTTATTGCAATTTGCAGCTCATTAACGCAACCAACGCGTTTTATGATTGGAGCGTTAATACTGGCGTAACCCTCGAGGTCAAAGATACGAGCGGCAACTGGGTTAGCCTATTCGGTGGACGAATTAGCGATGTGACAACAAGTGTGAGAACCGCTGGTGAAGTGGCTTATGTAACTCAAATCCAGATTTTTGCTCTAGGCGCATTATCTAAACTTTCGAAAGCCATCTGGATTGACTCGTTAGCCCAAGATGACGATGGGGATCAGATTTTTACAATTCTTAGTTCCTTGCTGCTTGCCTCTTGGAATGAAGTCAGCCCAGCGCAGCAATGGAGTAGTTACGATCCAACAACGACGTGGGCCAACGCTGGCGACGTAGGGCTTGGCGACATTGATAGACCCGGACAGTATGAAATGGTTCAGCGTTCAGCCAGCCCAATTGATTACTATTCAATCGTCACCCAAATTGCCAATTCAGCTCTTGGCTATGTTTATGAGAACGCCAATGGGGAAATTGGCTACGCCGATGCAGCTCATCGGCAGACATACCTACTCGCTAACGGATACACGGAATTGGACGCTCGCGAGGCTTTCGCGGCTGGCATTAAGCAATCCATCCGCTCGGGCAAAATTATCAATGACTATCAAATCAACTATGGCAATAATTTCAACAGCTCAAAAACGGCTTTAGACCAAGATTCAATTGATCTTTATGGCCTTTACTCAGTCCAAGAAAATTCGCTCGTTCACGATGCCACAGACGCTCAAACAATCGTAGATCGCCAAATTGCCCTTCGCGCCTATCCTCGCCCATTATTCGATTCAATAACCTTTCCGCTCCAAAATCCCGAAATGACTGACGCCGACCGAGATGCCTTGATAAATGTATTTATGGGCCAGCCGGTCAAAATAACCAATCTGCCCATCAATATCTACGGCGGCGAGTTCACCGGATATATCGAGGGCTGGACTTGGACTAGCACCCTCAATGGACTTTCATTGACTTTTACCGCATCACCGACTGAGTTCAGCGCAGCAGCTCAGACTTGGGATCAAGTGAACGCGGCAGAAACGTGGAATAGCATACTTAATACGCTAGAATGGCAAGACGCGATAGGAGTAATCAGCTAATGGCAACAACAACAAACTTCGGGTGGGAAACCCCTGACGATACAGATCTCGTCAAAGATGGCGCTCTGGCGATGCGCACTTTGGGCAACTCAATAGATACTTCTTTCGTTGATCTCAAAGGCGGCACAACAGGTCAAAACTTACGCAAAGCATCAAATACCGATTTAGACTTTACTTGGGCTGGCGATGCAACTAATACAGTTGTTGATGCAGCTGGTGATTTACTTTATGGAACGGCGGCAGATACTTTAGGTCGTCTTGCAATTGGTACGACTGGACAAATACTAACAGTTGCAAGTGGTGTTCCAAGTTGGGCGACGCCAGCAAGTTCAACACCGACTTACTCTGGGGTATCAGCATACAAATCCGCAGGTCAATCAATTGACGCCAATACTTGGACTGCTGTTACTTTTAATACAGAAGATTTCGACACAGACTCTTATCACAGTACCTCAACCAATACCAGTCGTTTTACTGTCCCATCAGGCAAAGCAGGAAAATTTGCATTCACGGGATCCATAAGCTGGGGCGCAAGTAATCAAGGAACTTTTCGCCTTGTCGCAGTTTATAAAAATGGTTCTGTATTCAATCAAGTCGTTCAATTTGCCGGTACAAATGACGGAACAATTCAACCTTTTGCCTATGTCTATGACCTAGCCGTCGGTGACTATCTCGAGGTTTTTGTCCGCCAAAATACTGGCGGAGCTTTGGACGTTCAAGGTGGTACTCAACAATCGCGAGTGGCGATGTCATTCTTAGGAGCCTAAATTGATTAAATTTGATAAACCAGCCAATTTGAACGGCACAGAATTGCTAGATGAATTAGCGGTTGCTGGGATTGTGCTAAATAAAGACACTCAAATTCCATTGGTAGATGGCAACGGCGACTTATGGCTTGACGTGAAATCGTCCGACAAATCAAAAGTTGAAGAAGTATTAGCCAGTCATAATGGAACAATAATTGCACCACAACCAACGGCTGCGGATAAGTTGGCTGCCGCTGGATTGACTGTTGATGATTTGAAAGCTTTATTGGGCTTAAATGGCTAAGCTCTGCAAAGCAGGTCAGCAATTGAGGGAGCAAATAGATGACGATTATCCTGATCGTGACCGCAAGTCTGATGGCTGGATTGCTGATGCTCGCCATATGGCGAAAGGCACTTCAGACCATATACCGCAAGATGGAATAGTGCGCGCTCTTGATATTGACGCTGATCTTAATGCACACAAAGAAGAGGCTTATGCCCTTGTCGAGAAAATTCGCAAGTGCGCCAAGCGAGGCGATAAGAGAATCAAATACATTATTTACGACGGCAAAATTATGAGTCCAATATTGAATTGGAAGCGCAGAAAATATAGAGGCGCAAACCCTCACCGCTCGCATTTCCATATTAGCTTTACAACTTTGGGAGACAAAGACGGCAGCTGGTTTGACCTCGAAGGAGACAGAAATGAAAGAATTGAAACTGATGGCGGAAAGCTGGGGGAAAACATTCCTCGCGACGGCTCTAGCGACATACCTAGCGGTGGGCTGGGATCTCGACGCAATTGCAAATGCGGCGCTAGTATCAGTCTTGCCTAGCATCATCAACTGGCTTAACCCCAACTACGAGCGTTACGGCAAAATCAAGTAATGGCGGCTTCCGACCTCGCCGCGACTATCGCCAGCGTTCTCGGATCAATCGGCCTGCTTATTGCCGGACTGAGATACATCATAAAACTTGAGAATCTGCCCATTGTGTCGCGCCTCGACAAGATGGAGTCTCAGTTAGAATTAGCCCTTTCAGCAAAGGTGGCTAGAAGTGGCAACAAGAAAGCGCGCTAAGAAACCAGCGAAGAAGGTGGCAAAACGTCGCAAAACGACGAAGGAGCCAATCCTTACGAAGCTGGATTTCTGGGCTATTGCTGCCAAAGAAGTCTATGACGCTTGCCGCAAAGCCGGAATGGACGAAGGCACAGCTCTGGCCTTTGCGATGGATAGAAGCTCTTATCCCGATTGGATTGTTGATCCGAGCGACCCAATAAAAAATCCGCTCGATGATTGGGAAGAGGACGACTAATTTACCTTCGCGAGGTGGAACTCTTTGAGGCGCTTAAGTCGGTTTATCCGGACTTAACGCCAGTCTCACCGACCGACCGCCACGACGGCATTACCAACGATGCTTATATTGAGATGAAGTGCCGCCGCACGCATTATCCCACCTTGTTAATTGAAAAGAAGAAGTGGGATTATCTGGCCGAAATAAGGGCTAGAACGGGCGCCAGAACCCTCTATATTAACTCCACCCCACAAGGGGTCTATCAGTTCGATTTAGGGGCTATAAACGAGCCTGAGTGGCAATTAAAGGCCCTTCCAGCCAAGACCGATTACCCCAATGGCGAGAAGGTTCAGAAGCTCTGTGGATTCTTGGACTTGCGACACTCCGAACTGTTACTTGTATAAATCCATTTAATTAAATACATTTATCCCGTAAATCCATTTAAGGATTACAGAACGGGAGAGTAAGTGATAAATAATCCAGTAGTAATTCGATTTGATTCTACTTCTGGCGCTTGGTCTGATGGTAAGAATTACGTCAAAGGCCAAATAATTAGACGCTACGCAATCGAATCGCTAGGTAGAAAATCAGTAAGAGGGCGATTGAGCAGAGAAGAAATCTCAGCTTATTGGCTTGATCGTTATGGGGTGAACGCCGATGTTCAATGAGGGCGTTTTCTTCGCAATTTATTGCTTAACGTTATGGCTTGGTTATCGAGTTTATGTGAGCATTAAAGCCAAAGGTTTTAACGAGGGATACAAGAGAGGTCGGGCGAGTATAAATGTCAGAGAGATCGTTAAGTGACTGGCTCTCGGACGCTGGTAACACCCTCGATGACAGGGGGCTTGAATATGGCGACCCGAGGCACAATCTTTTACGCATTTACAAAATCGCGAGACAACTCGGTGTTCAGCTCAGAGACCCATCTGACGTGGCGCTTGTCTTTATCGCAACAAAACTATCAAGAATGGTGGAGAGTCCAGAGCGCGAAGATTCGTATCTCGATCTCATTGGATATGCCACTATCTTATCTTTCTGCCGATTTAGTTCACCAGAAGATTGGGACGACGTTGAGCTTGACTCGCAATCATAATCAACACCAGTGGTGCGACTATTGCAAAATGCGCTGGGGACAGATGAAAGATGGAACTTGGCATCATAAAGCCCAAGTGCCAGCGATATGGAAGGTGCAATCTGAAACGCCAACTAGGCGGATGCAGGTGCGCTTTTACTGCCAACCTTGTGCCAATGAGGCACAGAACTGGCCAGACGGAACGTTCTGGTCTTTGAAAGAACAACTAGAAGCTGCGATAGATGATTTCGCAGGTAGGGAGCAATTAGATGTCAAACTATCTTGATGATTATGTAAGTGTGCAGGATCGCTTAAAGGAGTTCATAAATGCCTATCCGGACTATCGGATTAAAACGCACGTATTGGAAGAATCGCTTACTCCTAACTGCGATGTCTATATTGTTAAAACTGAGTTATACCGGACTGAAGCTGACGCTGCGGCTTGGACAACTGGTTTATCGTCGGAATCAAAGCAGAAGCAATACGCCCTCTCATTGGCGGAAACTGGAAGTTTGGGACGCGCACTTAACCTCGCTGGGTACTTTGCTAAACCTAACCAAACGCCTAAGAAGCCAATTCAAACAACAAAGCCAGCTCTTGCTGAATTCGTCAAAGAACAACGGCCCAACGACCCTGAGCCGATTGTCTGGGATGTCAGCGCTATTGCGGAAGAACTCGGAGCCGAAGTAATTGATGAGATTCCAATTTGCAATCACGGCCCGATGATTCTCAAACAAGGCAGCAAAGAGGGTAAGGAATATCGAGGCTGGGTCTGTACTGAGCGCGATAAGTCTCGTCAATGTCAGGCTAAATGGATGAAAATCGGATCAGATGGCAAGTGGGCGTTTCAGAAGTGATTAATGAGATGCACCCGTTCAAGTGTGGGCCTTGTAAGAAGGTGACGCCGCATCACTATATAACCAAGTATGAGTCAGAGATTGAGCCTGATGCTTGGGTCTGGTTGATGGAGTGTCAGAATTGCTTTGAACAGCGCTTATTTGATCCAATTGACAGGGTGATTAGTCGCGAAGATGAGATAACGCGCTGCGACCAATGCGGCAACTACAAGATGAAGGCAGCTAAGTGCCGAATCTGTAAAATAGCCGATGGACAAGAGCGCATCAAAGAGCGCTATTGGAACGGCAACTCCACCTTAGAAAGGTTCATTGATGCCGATATATGAGTTCAAGTGCGATAAATGCGAAGCCATTAAAGACGTTGCACTTGGATTCGATATGCCCAAAGAAGTCACCTGCGACAAGTGCGGCGTTGTGATGTGGCGAGTATGGACGCCAACACCGACACATTTCAAAGGCGATGGTTGGGCAGGTAAGAAGTAATGGCTAAGCCTCATTCACTTAAATACATAAAGCAGCTACTTGAGTGGGGCTTTGACAAAGAATTTATTGCCCGAGATATGGGGGTAAATTTAGCATCATTAGAAGTCCGGTTAAACAGAGCAAAGAAAAGGGAGCAAGATGGCAATCAAGGATCTGAGTCTGAAACTAGCAGCGATTAGCCTGCTGGCAGACCAAGCAAAGCGCCTAAAGGATGAACTGAGGGCTGAGTTGCAAGCTGAGATGAATCAACTCGGCGCTGATCGAGTAAAGGCTGAACTAGGCGATGAAGTGGTTGCCTACATAACGACCAGTAAGCCAAAGTTCAAGTGGGTCGTTAAGTCAGATAAGAAGTTCATTGATTGGGTGAAAGCCAATATTCCAAGTGAAATAGTTGAATCGGTAAGAGAATCGTCAGTTGATGCGATATTGGATAAATTCAATTACGTTGATGAGTTAGTTATTGATCCCAATGGTGAGCCAATTGATTGGTTGGAAGGTAGTCAGTCAGAGCCATTCTTGATGACTAAGTTTCACGGAGATGGACGTGAGAAGCTAAGAGAAGCCATTGTGGGGCTTAATGCAGCCAATGAGATAGATGTACGGAAAGTGCTGGAATTAGAGGGTTGATTACAGTCTTGATGGGCGCTCCCGGAGCTGGCAAAACAACGTGGGTGAAGCAGAACGCCACAGACGAGTTAGTTCTATCCTCTGAGGCAGTCCGCATTTACCGCGATGAATTAGACGTTGGGGCCTATATGAATCAAATGCGCCTCAAAGGGGCTCAAGCGGTTAAATCGGGTCAATCCATAATCGTTGATGCGACAAACACCATAACAACCCATAGGGCCTATTGGCTCAATATATCAAGGGTTAATAGAGTAGATAATAGGTTGATAGCCTTTAACACGTCATTAGATCAATTGCTACTCGCTCAAACTATCAGAGCCCATCCTGCACCCAATACAATTGTCAAAGACCATTTTAGACGTTTTCAACGAGCTTTAATGATGATAAAGATGGAAGGTTGGAACAATATTAAAATAATCAATAGGGGGATTAGTGAGTTGTAAAAGGCTTCTACCTGCACTTATGTCAGCCTACTTGACAAGCCTGCTACCATCTCGCCAAAGCGCGGGCGCGGAGCTGGCCCTTAAGCGGAGGTCGAGGGAGGGCCTTTGTCTACGCCTGATGGCTACGACGCTAATTGCAGCTATACTATTAACAATTAATACAACGCCATCAAAAGCAGATATGAATCTAAAGCTTTATGCTTATAACCTTCTTACTTGGCGAGAGTTTCAATGCTTTAACTGGCTCATTCATAATGAGTCCAGATGGAATCCAAAGGCACGAAATGGCTCTCATTATGGGCTGGGCCAGATGCGTTCTACTTGGTATAGGGACTTAAGCCCA